ACAGTGCTCTTTCTCTATCATTGAATGCAATAATTCGTAGAGCAGTAGAGCTAGCCGTAGTCATAATCTCACTACCATCAATATTAGATGACAGGCCGTGACCGAACCAATAGCCAATTCCATTGTACACTCTCTTATCAGACGAACTTGTAGCCCAAGAAGAGATGCTATTGAAACCTGTAGGCGGTTTATCAAATGGAGTTTCTCCTAAGACAAACACTTCATCTAACATATCTTCAGCCAATCTTATCAACTCTGTTCCAACTTCTGGATATCCCGGACATGCAACTAAGTTATAGTTGAAAGCATCTGGGTTACGTAGTCCAGTGTTAGGATCATTTATAGATGCTCTTAGGCGTGAAACTATTTCTTGTCTTCTAGCGGCATCATTTTCACCTAATCTAGTTAGAGTTCTGAATTCTTGAGTGAGAGAATAATCACTAACTGCATTCAGCAGTAATGCTTCTGCTGTAGAGGCATCAAATTCCCCATTAGTAGTAAATTCATCATCGATAATCCACTCTAATCCATTATATGCGCCAGTTGGTTGTTGATCAAAACCATCTGCATATATATCAAGAGGGTTTGGTCCTGTCCCATCAACCGGGCTTGAAAAGCCTGAAAATAATGATAGATTACTAAACAAGGGTAATGTACCAGAAGGATTTCCGTCACTAATTAAAACAGTAGATGTCGCACCTGTAGCAGTGTTTGTAACTCTCAAACGGCCAGAAACAAAAGCAATCTCTGCATCGTTACCTAATTGGTCGTTTACTTCACTTATAAGTTCTGCAAACGTTTGTGCATCTTCACCCGCAATAACAACATCAATATCACCAGTATCAAGCTCTATCGTAGCCCCGTATGGAGTATTATCATTTTCTAAACTTGTTGTATCAGAGCCAGTTAATATTCCTGTAGCAGCAGTAGTTTGGAAAACAACCTCTTGGAAACCCCCTGTTGCTACAGTATGATCTATTAAGAAATTTTCTGCGAACAAGTTGACACCGCTAGTACGGTCTTTAGATGAGAAAGAATATGTATCAAATACATCAATCATTGCCTCATTGATTAATAAAAGCAGTTCTTCATCATCTACTGCCGTCTTGAAGTTTGGATCTAATTCAAATAATTCGTTCTCTGCATTATACACTTCAATATAATCTTCAATTAGTTGAGTTAGATAATCACCAGCTTCGGTAACTTTTCGTGTCCATAGATCACGCACAAAGTCAATTCTATCATCCAAATTAACGTTCGCTCTAACTACATAGGCTCTATTACCTATTTCTAAGTATTTGTTTAGGGCATCAAGACCATATTCATTTCGTGCATCACCATGGTGTGCTGAGCCATCAGCGCTTTGGATAAAGCGGGGAACGCCATAAAGTTCAATACTCTGGCGAATAGATGTTACTTCTCGATATACACCATGTTCAAAGGTTCCCAGTGCTGGACTCTGTCCATCTGGTTGTGTTTTTTCATCTGCTGTAGCAATGAAAATAACCGGTAGTGTTGTAGCTCTTCCCGGAATGAAGAAACTCTCATCAACTATAAAGGCACTTACACCCGGACTTACTAAATTTGCCATTTGTTTCTCCTATTTTGATAACAAAGAAATTCTATTATTATTTATGATGTTTGCTATCGAAAATGGAAAATTTAGTTTTTAGGTGGTCCCATCTCTGAAATATCAAATATGTTAGAATACTCCCCATCACTTGGCCTAGATGCAACTTCTTGCTCAAACGAGTCAAATTCCTCAAGATCTTTGAGTCCTTGAATTCTTAATTTTATAGACTGTATGACATTATCTCTGATTAGTGCAGGGGCTGACATATGCGCTAAAAATTGAAATTCTAGATTAGTAGAGAGTATTCTAGGATCGCTTCCCGCTGGGTAGTTTTCTTCCAAGTTGACGTTATTCAGTTGTACTGCATTAATAGCAGTCCAATCGTTGCGATCATCGCTCGTTTGAAACCATAAATCAGGTCTAAACAATAAAAACACTTGTTCAAGCATTTCATATTTGTGTTGTAGATTGGATGACATCAAGTTAAGCTCCACTCCAAAGTAATACGGAATCGGCATTAACTTCGTGACCGATTTAAGATCATCTGGGAACGTGCCACCTCTGGGAAACTCTACATTAGTCAGGGTTGTCCCCTGACCCTTCATCCTATCTTGTGCTTGCTGCACGGAGAGGATATGTGCCGACATAATAGGAAGTCGCGTAGGAATGTTGGGTGAGTTTGATGCTAAGATAGCTGACACTACACGATCTTTAGAGCCGTGAATTATGGGGACTCTAATTAAATCGGATTGACTGTCAAATCTATTCTTTCCTACAGATACCTGCATACCAGAAAAGATTGCCATGAATTGAATCATGTATTTTCTAATCTGTCCCTGATAATAGTAATCGTTTAAAATTGCATTATTGATTGGCATAATATTTTATAATTTGATCATACTATTTAGGGGGGTAAAATTCTAAACATAGCTTGATATTCCGCAGTTACGTCTAATCCCCCATCAGCATCATCAAATACTAACCACCCAGTCTTAGGTAACAGGGTTGCTTGCCCAGTCAGGGGATCATCTAGGGTTTCAACGATTAGAGGCGTTTCCTGACCATCTATTGTCACTTTACATGTTTTAGGTGTTAACCAAGATTCAACCATTGCAAATTGTGGATCAAATACTCCAGTGCCTTCTATCGAATCACCCAATTCAATTACCCTTCTATTTTCAGTAAAGTAATCTATGTTCATATCATAAAAAGTTCTAAAATCTTCTGACCTAAACGCCACTACAGCTACCATTGCTTCCGTAGAGGCCCCCGTAGCCTCGTGAACAACAGTACCGTCAATTTTATATCTTATAGTAGTACCTACTCTTTCAAGAGTGAAGACTTCATCTCCGACCCATGTGTCAGTATTTGGATATACTGAAACCGTAGATCCTGTTAGGGCGTTACCCGTAAAACCCTGTAGATTGAATCTATCAAACCACCATATATATTGTGGGTCTACCCATGTGGATACAGATGAAAGGGTGGAAACGGGTGTTATAGAAAATGTTGCTCTAGCGTTACCATCATTAGTACCACTTTTGGAGGTTTTAAATGATACTGAAAAGTCACCCTCAAATTTCAATTCAGAATACAACCATAAAGTGTTGTTGACATACGATGCGCGTCCCGCTAATCCTGTCACTTGATATAGTTCGGTGCCTGTAGTAGAATCCGTAGTATGTGTATTAAAATTAAGTTGTTTATTCTCTACTAAACCTTTCGGTGTTAATGGAACTGTACTTGTAGATAAATCTTGAAGGTTTTCGGTAGGCCTTAAATGATATGCAAAATTGAATGAAAGTGATGTAGCATTATCTTTATGAACACCTCTAAACACGTATGCGGTAACATATTCGTTCTCAACGAATTGTGGTGTACCACCTTCTTCAAATGCTATTGTTAGGCCATCTATTAATGGATCTACCGTGTTATGGGTGGGTTTAGATCCTGTATGATCTTTTTCCCACGATGTGCCATTCCAGCCATATGATTGCCATGTTATATGTTTTACGTCTCCCCCATCAGGGTATTCGTTAGTGATTGTATGATGTAAGTAGCATAACCCTAATCTAGCTAGAAGAGCTATCCCCCCACCCATATTTTCAATATAAGCCGTGTTATATGATGTCGTATTAATATTAGTTAGATTTACCAGCCCTCCATCCGTTAAAAAATTCGATAGTTGTTGCACTTGAGTTAAGTTTTCATCACGTAAATAATGTTCAACAGGGGCGTCATTTGAGGTAGAAGATACCCGCACTAATACTAAGCGAGGTATTCCCACAGAATCATTCTCAAAATGTATATATTTTACTTTTAGACGCTCTGGTCGAGTATTTGTAGTTTCAGATGCTCTAAGAGATGTGCCCATAAAATCTATTGTTTTAACTGTTGTCCTCAGAGCGGCCCCATCAAGACCTATAGTAGAATTGCGATTATTTAGTAGTACGAAACTATTAGTCCCCGGGAAATGTTTTATCCATTTTCTAACAGAAAAAGAATTGGTGTAATTTCTAATGTATCCCAAATTATCGGCCGAATCAACATCAACCCCAACTCCAGAATCTAAATAGTCTGAAGATGTTGTGCTTCCAGCCCGTGACCACCAACCTATATTTTCACTAGTTTTTAACACTAATAAGAGTCTATCATCAGCAGATTCTTTATCTAACACTATCCCCTGTATATCTTGCCAGTTCCCGTTAGTTATATTAGGCACTTGGAACTGGGGGGTGCTATTTTCGTCAAATAGTTCCCAAGTGATTCCACCGTCTTGAGTTCTTAACAATCCACCACTAAATACTGCCCACACATCTCCGTTGTTCTTATAATCTACCGTATAGCATATATTATCATCAACTCCAGTAATATTAAATGATATTTTATCTAAAGTAGAAGTTTCATAGTTTAGTTTATATAGCCCTTCATTCTTGGAAGCTAGCCATATCGTTTTATCATTATCAACACAGTAATCATTTAGCCCTGTTACATTAAACACTATATCTGAAAATTCATCATAGTTAACATAGTCATCAGTGTAAACATTCAAAATGCTTATACCATAAGCATCCGCACAAATGATGTGATTTTCATCATATCGTTGCATAGTGGGAAACATGATCCATTCATTTAGCCCCCTTTTATAGTGTAAAAGATCTTCCCCAGAAGCCACTATACCATCGTCTGGTTGTGCCACTTCTGATCTTTCTCTATATGAATTAGTACTTAATACTTCATGACCGGGTAACGTCATAATTGGTTTGCTAGATTGATATTCGTTGAAATATTCTTCGCCCGGATATCCTAAAGTAACCTTTTTTTCCACTTTATATTGTGCATCCCCTAAAACACCTCCAGTAGTGTAAACTATTTTATACACCATGGAAGTATCTAACTCAAAATTAGTACCGTCCAATATTACATCAGAAGTGGAAGCCCCTATAAAAGATGGATCTAAATAGGGTCGTATCGCGTTCGGGGAATGTTTAAAGACTGATTGAACGGGATTTATGTCTTGGGGAAAAACTTGTTGAGAAAATGATCTATTAGCTCTATTATCGGAGGAAAGACTAAAATAATTCCCGAATGGTGATCTGTTAGTAAAAGCGTATACACTAGAATATGTATTACCAATATCATCAGATAAGCCATAACTTAAACTGTACACCCCCGTTAACTGGGAAAAGTTTTTATTACTGGTCTCAGTTGAAGAGTTATCTCCGCCATTATCTATCCTAGTTCTAATCACCTTCCTTTCTGGGGCAAGCTTGTAACCCCGATATAGTAAATCACGTACTCCATAATTCCTACTAATACTATTACTTCCTACAAACGAGCCGTCTATAAAATCTGTGTAATAGAATGGAAACAGTCTAGATTGATACATCGTTTTCCATAATATATCCTCAGGATTCTTATCAGTGCTAGTCACTGACACCCGATAAAAAACATCTAAAATTTCTTCATCAGTTTGTATACAGGGGTTATCTAATACTACCGCGAATCCTGGAATACCCCGTGCATTGGGTCGGTTATCGGTTATATAGCCGGTATGTACTAAGTTGATTTCCCTAGTGGGGCTAGTGGGAGGTTCTACTCTGCCTTTAAAAGTATATTCTACCGTTTTATTATCAAAATCAGTAGATGCTATAGGCTGATTTTCTCCGGGTATAACGAAAGATCTTACATAATCGCCCGTCTTAGTACAATTATTAATGTTCATTGTTGCTTCATTAATTATTGTTTGGGGGTCAACTCGGCCAACTGTTATATACCCTGCCGTCAGAGAGTCGATGCTCCCGTCCCTATTAGATCCCCCCACGAGAGTGCCACCAGTATTTGTAGAAAATAAATTAGAAGTGCCGGTGCTGGAACGCCAAGAGATAGAATCTTGATAAAATAAATTCTTCAAGGCGAGGAGAGTCATAGAATTTTCTTTTTCTATAACACGCTTAATCTCCTCAGTTTTCTTATCTTTAACCTGTATCTCTACTCGACCTTTGAACATTTTATAAATCCTTTACACTGATATATTTATCCCACTCACCCGTTCTATGTCGAACACTTGATAATTTATTGAGGATGATATAATAAACCCCCCTACGGGATCATCCGTTTGCTGTGGATCATCTTGGATAGTCCTCCTTCTGGATATTCTACTGAGCGTTACCCCCGAGGCTCTGGAGACTGAAGAAATTATGAAACCCCCCACCGGATCGTCTGTTTGTTCTGGTTCTTCTAGTATTTTTCTGCTTCGTCTAATCCTTTCTATATCCCATCCTGTAACACTGTTAGCTTGTATTCCATTAATGGAGAAATGTCCACCCTTAGATGACACAATTGGAAGCCCCTCAAAAGAACCGCTATATTTTATAGGGTCAGAATAGTATGTAAAGGTAGTGGGTGAATTATCACTCCTTTTCCATAATATTTTTAATCTATATGAGAATCCCTGCAAAATTACAAACCTATGTGATGCAAATTGTGCTGATCCTAGTTGATCATCCACCCATTGTTTAGTTGCAGTATCCCAAACTTGAAGATATATGGAGTGAACCGAACTAGGTTCACTTAGGTTAATGCCCACATCTAAATACTCAATTCCTACACTAGAACAGCTAGAATAAGTTTCATTAGGTGGGGAAAATATAGCAGTACGTATATTCTCTGAACCTGAATATATACCAATGTTTTCATTACTTTTAACACTGCTTAACGATGGTGAAGTTGTACTTATTATTCGAGAAAATACTGGAGCAATAAGTTCTATTTGATTGGTTCTCCCCTCATTTACTATTAATCTGAACAGTCTATCATCGGGGGGGTGACCTATAAGGTCTATAGTAGCGTTTAACGTGTTCGGATCATTTATGTTAACTAACC